TCAAACCTAGGACCCCCTGATTGTAATTCAGGTGCTCTGACTCAACTGAGCTAAGAGACCATATTTTATAATTAGATATAAGTGCACGAGGCAAACGCTCTGAACCGGGCTGAGCTATAGGTGCATATGAAAAATTAAGGTAAATGTGATCGCTGTAATAAAAGCTAAAGAAATCTTTTATCCGATTCAAACCTATATTTTTGATGATATAGTGCGCAAATCCTGACTTGAACAGGAGACCCCTTCCTTATCAGAGAAGTGCTCTAACCAACTGAGCTATATGCGCGTAAAAGAGGCAATTTAATATTCTATAAAATTCTATTGCTCTACCAACTGAGCTACTTTTATTATTTTTTATGTCTAAAAGATTGACCACATTTATGACTGCAGCATATCGTATTTCTTTTATTGTACCATACTATAAATTTTATTCCACAGTTTGGACATATTTTAGTAATATTATTATCTTTTCTCAATTTAGGAATAGTTCTTCCTTTATTCCATCCTCTATTTAGATATTCTTGTAATTCTTCTTTTTTAATCTTTATAGATTTATCATCTTTATTGATCCAACACGTCCCATATTGCGAATTATTTGATCCTTTATTAGATATACTTAATTTTCTTTTAGAAATATCAGAATGTTTTTTTCCATACATTGGATTTTTTTCTCCAGTTAAAGATTTAGAAATTGCTTTACAAAATTTTTCTCTAAATTCTATATCTTCTTTAATTTTTTTCTGAAATGCTTTAATTCCTAAATATGTCATTTTCTTTCTATGTTCTTCATTATAAAATCCTCCTCCACCTTCTCCTCCTATTTTAATATTCATACAATCTTCTTTAGCAATTTCATTTAGATTGACAATCTCTCTTTCTCTTTTTGCTAAATCTTCTCTAGTATTATAAAATTCTAAAATTTCTCTTTGATGAGCATCTTCTCCGTATTTATTAACAGAGTATCTAAGCCTTTTACCAGAGCCTAGATATCCATCTTCTAAATTACTTGTAGAATGCATACCGTAATAGTATCTTCCAGTGATAGTATTAGTCGTTTTGTATATGAAGTGAAACTTCTTCTCTTTTCTCGGCATGATAAAATAACGTTTTATTTTATTTATCCATTAAAAGGTACAAAAATGACCATACAGACTGATTCGAACAGCCGACACATAGATCCACATTATTAAAGAAGGAAGAATAATAATAGTCCTCTTAGTTGTATTTTAAAAATTCATTTATCCTTTAAAAGGTACAAAATGTTCACAGTTGCGGACGCAGGAATCAAACCTGTCACACCCTCAATGGGTTAATAGCTTATGAGACTACTGAGGCATCATCACCAGCCTTCATGTCCGCAATATATTTTAAAAAGGAAATTGATCTTGCTATTGAGTCAAATTTTCGGATTGATTGGTTTTAGAAGGAAGCAAGAGATCTAAGCCTTTTTAATGTTACGATAATCGGATTCGAACCGATGAATCACATAAGTGAACATCCTTATGAGAGATGCGCCATTAACCACTCGACCATATCGTAATGATTTTCTTTTATAGCTTTTATTTCTTTATGCTTTATTCGTCATAAGTCATTATGACACAATAAAATATGAATTATGTGTCAAAATGTCATCCATTTTGCATTGGCATTATTTTTGTCTAATATGCAAAAAAAAATCAATACAACTATGAATGAATTAATGTTTAATTTTTTCGGTGAACCTAGAGTTCCTTATTATTCTAAAAAAGAAGGAGACTCTTATGAATTAGTATTACACATTCCTGGTTTTAAAAAGGATGAGATCAGCATCGAAGTAAAGAACAATCGTCTAACTGTAGAAGGAAAGAATGATGAAGACTCTTACTATAAAAAATCATTCGTCAAATCTTTCATGATTCCTGACGAAATCGATACTGATTCTATAAAAGCTAAACAGGAAGATGGTGTATTAAAGATTGTCTTACCTGAGAGTAAGAAAAGTAAGAAAGTTATCGTAATAGATTAAGGGACGCTTGTCCCTTAATCTATTATTCGTAATCCGTAGAAAAGGTTGAATTCTCCGAGTAATTTTCTGACTTGATCCTCATCCAGTTTGTAGTATCTCTTGAGGTATTTAGAAGCCCTCTCGTTGAATTCTTTATCTTGATTAGTAGTTATAGTATATTTATCAAACCATTCCGCCTTGTTAACCTCAACTGCCTCCTTGAATGTTAGACCAACTATATTCAATTGCCATTCAATAAATAGATTAACTATTTTAGAAAGCTGTTTCTTATCTAATGGAATAATTGTCTTCTTATATGGATTTTCTCCAGATTCCTTCCACTTGTCTAAAATCTCTCTATTTCTGGATGTTATTTCTCCACTTGGAGTAATAGTAACTTGTGCTTTTTTAACAAGAGTTTCGATAGATTGATGTTCATTCTCAAATCTAGCGTCCATCTCATAAAGAACAAATAGAGGTTCTCCAATTTCTTTAGCCACACAAATGAGTTTGTCTCTATCTACATCTATGTCTAAATCTCCATACCAAACTTTTCCATAATTTATAGTTATGATATTAGCATTAAAATAGACATCATTGTATGGATGATCGCTCTTATAAGTACTTTTACTAAATCCTACCATTCTAGCAGTCCATAAACCATTATTATGAAATATTTCTGCTACTTTCTGTTGATCCAATGTTGGAACGAATTCACTTGGAAATTGCCACATATTATTAATTTAATTAAAAATGAGTTTCATTAGATATAGATATACCATGTTCAATTCCACTAATAAAATCATCTTTTTCAAATCCTAAATTATCTGATATATATTTACCTACTATTATACCAATAGTGTTTCCAAAATCACTTAAATCACCATCATAATAGTCAGATGTTATTATTTCATCTATAATTTTTTAATTATACTATTATCATAGTTTTCATTAAATCTTTTTAATTTTTCCATTATTTTTTATTATTATTTATTTGAAGTAAAAAATCAAACTATTCAACATTATTAATATTTAATTGATAATTAGAATCTGTGTGTTGAAAATTTAATGGAAAATTTTCTAACTCTTTTCTAATTTCAGTTTCTTTATTTGAAAATAATTCAATTAATGAATTTCTAAATGAAATAGGTAGCTGATCAAATTGTAATTTAATGTCTTGTATAATTCAATTAGATCCTTCTATACAAAAACTAAATTTAAGATTCAATTGTGGTGCAAATTTATCCATGCTTATTACTTGTAAACTAATTGAAGTGTAGTCTATAAATAAATTCAGTTTTTTAGTGATAAGTACAGAAGTATCTTCGAATTTTTTATTATAATCTAATACTTTAGTTAAATGATCAGGTAAATCTACCAGAGCACCACTTCCTCCTATTACTAATTCATCTGAAGCAATTTCTGATATTTCATTTTTGTTTATTAATTTTTTATTTAAATAAGCATGATCTAAAGCTTTCTTTAAAATAAAATCTTTTAAATCTGATATAATACGATATTCAAGATTTTTATTAATTTTCATTAAATTAATAATTCGATCCTCATCTGATGTTATAGAAATATTAATAGTATAATTTTCTTTATTTTTAGAAGGATCTTTTTGAATATTTAATAATTTTATTAAATCTTCATCTTTAAATGCCTGTTCAAACAAATGTTTAATTAACTTTTTATCAATTTTTTTCATACAATAATATTTTTTTATTATATTATACTAAAATAATTATAAAAGTTTTTGAATTATTAAAATTTTTTTTTAAATTTTTTCAAAATATTTTTCCATTCTTTTTTTCAATTTGCTCTCAATGCGTTTGCAGATCAACCTTACAGACTGTCCAGTTATTTCATATTTTTCAGCAATAGTTGAAAAAGAATTTTCAGTATATGGTGAAATTCCATGCTTCATTTTAAATATTTCACGTTCTTTTTCAGTTAATCTATCTAATTCTTTATTTAAAAAGTACATGAAAGCTTCTTCTTTATCACTTTTATCTAAATCAGTATTGATATCTCCATTTATTCTATCAATAGGAAAAATCATTTCATGTTCTCCTTCTAATGTTTCTCCTTCTAATCTAGAAGATCTAGCATCTCCTGCCATTGCTAATTTAAGTTCGCTGGGTTTAATAATGAGACCTCTTTCTTTATAATATTGATCCAACCTTTCAAATATTTCTTCAAATGATGGATCTCTTTGTAATTCTTGAGATAGCTGATTCTCTATTTCTCTCATCTTATTCACATTATTATGCTTATTCATAGGAAGTCTAACCATCCTATTAGTATTAGCAAAATATTTCGATATATTCTTTCTAATGAACCATACTGCATATGATATAAATTTAAATCCTGTATTAGGATTGTACGTTTCAGCTGCTTCAACTAATCCCATATTTCCTTCATTTATTAGATCTTCAAAAAGATATCTATCATTTCCAGAATATACTTTAACAACACTTATAACGAATCTTAAATTAGAAAGAACAATTGCCTCTCTGGCTTTAAGGTCTCCATTTGCAGATTTTACAGCGAGCTCAAATTCCTCGTCTGATGTTAACACTTTATATTTACTGATTTCATTCATATACTTATCAATGATATCATTTCGCATAGTAAATCTAGTGCCACTTTCTCTACCTACCTTTATTCTTCTGTCGTCTTTCATCGCTTCGATTTTAAATACTGTAATTATAATATACTCATTTTCATCTTCAAATAAAAATAAATAAAAATAAACATAGTTATGGAAAAGAATAAAATTTTAAAAGCCATAGATGATTTACTTAAGCAGAATGGAAAATACTCACAAGGACGAGTATATCTTGCCATTTCAGTAATCGTTTATTATGGAACTATTGGAGTATTAACAGTTGCTGGTATAAGAAAGAGTGACATTGATATTAACAATTTTCAAATAATAATAGATGCATTAAAATATGCAATGACTCTATTTGCTAGTTATGTATTAGGTGGAAAAATTGTAAATGTATATAATGCTTTTATAAATAAGGATAAAGACAAGGATAAAGATCCTTCTGCAGAATAAAAAAAGGGGATTTAAATCCCCTTTTTTTTATTTAAAAATCAAATAACTGTTCTAATCCTAATTTTTTAATGTAGTTTGTAGTATAAACCGGAGTGATTACTTTGCCCATTATAATGAATTGTAAAAACATTGATGCTACTGTATTTATATCATCTTTATGTTTATTTATGACATCAGTTAAATCAGCTTGACCATATCTACTCTCACTATCTTTATACTCAGCCATCTCATCATCTTTTAAATATTTTAAAAATCCATTCAACTTAGTAGATAATTGTTCTTTAGCTATACTAGGATGTTCATTTAATTCATCTTCAATTTCTGCGATTCTATTATTTACCTCTTCTCTATTTTCTCGTGTAATTGTACCCAATAACATAGTAATCTCATCTTCTTTTTCTTTCTTTCCAGAAGAGAAAAACTTATCTGCTAATTTAGAATAATGAGTAATAAAATAGTCTAAAAATTGTTCATTAGTATAGATTTTACTAGCTTTTCTAGTTTCTTTAGTTTCATGAGCTCTAGTTTCTTCTTGCATGATGTAAAGAACAGGCTCTTGGTCTGGACTTGTGATATCTTTATTTTTAAGAATATACAGATCCATAAGCTGACCAATAGTTCCTAACCATAATATAACAGGAGTATCAGTTCTAGGATCTATCATTGCTCCTCTTAAATAGAGACCGCGTTTATTAGATATTTCTAGTCTTCTACATGCTTCTCTCATAGCAAATGGATCATTAAATAGATTACTATTAACATTTACTCCTCTTTCTCTAAGATAGTCTGGATTATTTGTATTTAGATCTCTTATGAATTGTTTCTTTTCATCATCAGTTAATTTACCTGTCTTTTTATTAATATAAAACCAAGTATCACGTTTTACATTTCCTTCATCATCAGCAGGAGATTCTGGACAATATAGTAGTAATTTAACGTCCATATCTTTTTTAGGATCTAGCTCTTGTGTTAAATAGTGATATATCTTATTTCTTCCTCGTTTAGGTTGTCCAACTAATTCAACGTCATGTGACATTCTATAATCTTGTCTAGTAGGAAAATCTCCACCTGCTCGTGTCTTCATTTTACGACCTGCAGGTAAATTTTTATTTTGTTCTCTGTATTTTTCATCTTGAAAAGCAGTTCTAAATCCACTAAGCTCTTCTCCAGTTTCTAAATCGTATTGCTTATCTGCACGATAACCAAATCTAACTTTTTTACCTTCTAATTGGTGGATTGCTTGCATTAATTTTTTAGGAACACCTAACTTAGTTAAAGAACTAGCCATCTCACTGATCATTTCAGATCCTGAGAATTTTGAAAAACTTTGTAAATATGATTTAAAACGCATCACGTGTAATTATTTTAATTATTTATTATAAAGGCTAATAAAAAAATCAAATAATTATTATCTAACCAACTTAATTTCTAATTTTGGGTCAATTTCGCGTTCTAATTTATAACCGATTCCTCCAATAGAATAATCGATTATTTTTTGAGTAGTTTTTGGACCCGGAATTCCTTCTATCATCTTTCCATCTAAACTATCACGTATAGGTTCAGAATTGTCCTCTATTTGTGTTAGTTTTTTAGAATAAGATATAATTAATTTATCATAAGAAGCTTTTTCGTAGTGTATCGTAAATTTAGAAAAGTCCCATCCTTTCTTTTCTATAAAATCAATGACTTCTTTTCCTAAATGACCTGTGAATGTTAAAACATCTGGCCATTTTTTGTTTTCTCTAGCCAAAAATTCTATCTTTTTAGATAGATCATTGAATAGTTGCATAGGATAATCATCTCCTTTAATAAGCGGGACTTTTATGAAAAGGTCGATGTTATTTGTTGGAGTTGGCATTGATTTAGTCTCATGCATAGGTTCAATGTCTTTAATTTTATCTATGCTACTCATTGCTCGAAGCTGTTGTTGCGTTTCATCCTCACGCATAAACGCACCTCCAATTTCTACCATTTTATGAAACTGAACAAGACTTTTCATTCTAGGAAGTAATGTGCTCATTACTTATTATTTTTTTAATGATAGAATTTACACGATCTGCTCCTTTACCAATCATAATCATTTCACTTCCATCATATTGTATGGATCTTGATTTTCCATCCATACATTCTAATTCAAAACTAGAAGGAGCGTCAGGAATAACTCCAAAACAAAAAATAAATCCTTCTCTGTCGTAATACTTATTGCTAGCCTCAGCGTACTTTTCTAAAACTGAATAAATTTGTTCAGCAATTTTTGTTTTAAGTCGTGTCATCTTGATTTATTTTATAATTCCAACAATCTTAGATTCTTCTATTTTCTCAATTGAAAATTCAGCTAAAGTGTCCTTAAACTCTTTTCTTAATTTTTCAGTAGCATTTTCTATTGTTTCGCCTTCAATTAAATATTGCTCTTTCATTGTGCGAATTCTTCCATTATCGTCATTTACGATTTCAAATTTTACTCTACCTAAATAATACATACTTTTGTTATTTTTTTTTGTATTCTATTTTAATCCTTTACATGCATTTTCAATCTTCTTAATAGATTCTAATGAATCACAAGTATCTTTATCACTTCTAAAACTCTTAAATACTGGATGTAATAGAGAATGATTTCCTTCGCTATCTTTTGATAATCCAGAACATTTACACTCAATTATTGTACCGATCAATTTATCTTGGTTTTCTGTTATGTATTTCATATCATCTTCACTTATTCCAGCAGGACGAGTTTTAACTAAACCATCAGATGATTCACAATTAAGTGATGAAATAAGCTCTGAATTCTTTCCTGTTCCATAATTACATCCGACAATTTTAAGATCAATTGTCATTTCTAATTTTATTTTAATCTGCCAGTTATGTTTTCCGTCTTTCCATTCACCATAAGCTGATTTAAGAACCGTTCCTTCTTCTCCTCTATTTAGAGCTTCTTCAAAATGAGCAAGTACTTCTTCTATTGAATTAACTTCTCTGGTTTCAACTAAATGAACTTGTGTACAATTAAATGCATGCAAGTCAGACTTAATTATATTTAGTCTATTGCTGTATGGACGAGTCGATCTTTTCTTAAAATATTCTTCAATTGTAATTTGATCCCAAACCGTGTATACAATGCTATTTACAGCACGTTCATAAGTCCAGTCTGGATTTCTCTTTTCAAATTGTTCTATTTTCTTTTGAGTTTCATCATTTCCTCTCTCTTCTCTCTTCTCTTCTATATCTACTATAGAAGCAACCATGCCATTCGCAACGTATCTATGTACTCCAGGAATAGTTAATTCTCCATTTAAAACACAGTCATCAAATTGACTCAGCTCATTGAGGAAATTAGCGTCTTGAATATGAGAAACCTCTCCACTTCGTGTTTCAAGTTCTACTTCTCCTACTCTTATTATAGCATTACGATAGGTACCATCCATTTTAATTTGGCTGATTCCTTTTCCACCTTTTTCAAATATTTTCTTTACTTTTTCTAAATCGTAAGGAATTGCTCCCATATAAGGAGTTTTTTCTATGAGGTCTTTGAATACTCTATTGATAAGAGAGCGATTCATTCCGATACGCAAATCTTTATCAATTATTCTTTCAATAACTATAGCGTCATCAGATTTAAGAGAATTTAGAATGTTTTGTAGCCATTCTATTCCTTGATTACCTGTGAATTCTCTAGTTGACAATTTATCAAGTAGTTTTAAAGCATGCTCTAATGTTATATGCTCAAAGTTTGGATCAAATGTGTATTTAGGAATCTGTTTGATGTAAAACTTTACTCGCTTTGAGTAAGCAAGATAGAGGACTCTCTTTAAAGTTGAGTCATCTTTATATTTTGAAAGAATTTTTACTTTTTCGTTAGTGCTTCCAATTGAAGCAATTTCGTCTAATATTGATTTTATTGACATATTATCTATTTTAAAAAGAATTCGTCTAAGCATACCCACATAGGTATAACAATAGGAGCAGAAACAGTCACACTTGTCGAATATAATTTAATTTTAAATTCTTTATATTCATTTACATACATTTCTGATTTACCTCCATGCTCAACATTGGCTATTCTATCTGCTAATTTGATAATAATTGCTTCTGGATTAGATGCAATCTTTGGATAGGTTTTTTCGTGTTTTTCTTTTCTGTTTCTTCCCATTTCATCAGTTACACAAAATACAATTTCTGCAACTTCTTCTCCAAATCTTTTCTTGATGTCATTATAGGAAACATCAGTATCTTCAATTACATCATGAAGATATGCTGAACATAAATACTTAGGAAGCGTCCAACCAAATCTTCTTAATACGTTAGCAACATCATCTAAGTGTTTAACGTATGGATATAATTCGTCATACGCTTGATCTCCATGTGCTTTAATCGCTACTAATCTAGCGAGTTCAATATGTGCATCAGTTAGTTTCATATAACTAATATACTCAATTAGAACTTCAATTTACAATCTTGTTTTAAGTTTTTGTTACACCATCCAGATTTAAGTTCTACGGCATATTGGGCAGGTCTTTCGCTATTGTATCTTTTTAAGTCAACATCAGTTTCTCCATTATATGAATCCATCGTGTAGTTGTTTATGAGATTCATATTAGAATCAAAAAAGAGTATGTCTAATGGAAAATTTACGTTTTTCATCCAGAATTGTAATGGAATCTCATTATCGTATAAAAATAAGATGCCTCGATCATCCTCGGGTTCATCCTCATGCATAAAACCTTTCATTTGAGTAGTATTGTTAGCTGCTATCTTAAGTTTAACAGGTACTCCTGAAATAGTTGCTACTATTTCTCTGCCATCCATATCGTTTTTTCTACAATATCCTTCAAATAGTGGAAGTATTATTTCACAAGGTACTTGCATGCTATATTTTTAATTTATTTATACGAAAAAAGGATACTTCTAATGAATGTATCCTTTTTTATATGATATGAAATGAAACTATTATTCTTCTTCAGCACCTTCTTCAGCACCTTCTTCACCTTCGCCTTCTTCACCTTCTTCAGCACCTTCTTCGCCTTCACCTTCTTCTTCTCCTCCTTCAAGTTTTTCAACTCTTTCAGTAAGGTCTTCAACCATAGCTTTAAGATCTTCTAGTGTTACTGGTTCTTCTTCACCTTCGCCTTCAGCACCTTCACCTTCGCCTTCTCCACCTTCTAAATCTTCAGGATTGAAATCTTCTTCAGGATTAGCTCCGTAATATTGCTCATTTACTTTAGCGGATCTACTCTTCATAAATCCATCAAAATTTTTAACTCTTGTTGTCATGTTATAATGTATTTTTTTATTATTTATTATTAAATTTCAAAAAAAAAATCATTTTTATTCATCTTTATTTGAAATATTGTGTGCCTGTATCATTCTATCAATTTTATTGATCTCAATCATAGCTTGTCGTAATATCATACTAGCTGAAAACAATAATTGCGCAGACTCTGTTCCAACACCTGTCTTATTATTCATAAAGAAACTCAATGACTCTATTGTAGCAGATGAAACATCTACTGTTATTTCATCATTTTTATTCTTTTCAGATAATCCAGCAAGAATTGAATGTAACTCAGCTTTTGCAATTAAAAGAAGATATGCTTGTTGAGGTCCCTTCCATTCGACTTTATTTAACATATTCTTTAAATATGAAAGTTCTCCAATGGGCGCTTTAATTTTAAACGTTCCCATTCTTCTCTTTTTTAGATCTTCTAACGATTCAACAGGTACCTCCGTTACTGTTTCTGATTCTTGTTTAGTTTCAGGTTGTTCTTCTATTAAAACTTCTTCAACTTCTTTTTTAGCTGTTTCTTCTACTTTTTTTGGCATAATTTATAATTTTTTTATTCTTATACTATGATAAAAATAAAGGTTTTATAAATTATGTTGTATAGAATTTATCCTTATATTTTTCTGCTTTAGATAATTCAGTTGATATTTTATTGTTATCCCAACCAGCATTAGCTGCGGTATACATTTTAATAGCATCATCAACATTTTTAAAGTTGTTAGGATCTATATCCTTACTTTTAAATGCATTTATAAAATATGATACTGCTGCCTTAGCTGCAATAACAGGATTAAGTAAAAGATCAGGGTCGTTTACTAAATCGACCTTTAAGTCCTTTGAATATATTTCGTAATTATCTTTAAATGTAATTTGATTGAATCCTCTTCCTCTATATTTCCAGCCATCTCCTTCTTTAGTATTTCCACCGCCACCTCTTATACCATTTGGCTTTTCTCCATATACTAGATTGGCTATTTTTTCAGGCTTATGCGCATATTCTTTAGCAAAGTCTTTTCCTTTTTTTCTAAAATAACTCCAAGTCTTCATTAATCCTTCTGCACTATAATTTAAATTCTCATCTTTAGGAATAAAATTACTCTCTTTTCCTATAACTGCTAACATTCCTATTATAGAACTATTATTAGTTATTCCTCTTTCTTTAGCAGCTTCTTCAATATATCTTATATTTGTTGCTTGTTCACCTGTATAATAGGATTTAATATCTCCAGTTCCTGATATATCTAAATTTTGTGTATTATCATTACCTCTATTTTCAACACCCTTTCCTCCAAAACATCCTGAATTCTTAAGTTGATCCATTATCGCTTTGGCATTAATTCCCAATTGTTTATCACTTATATCTGTGATAGTACCGTCGCTTTCTTTATATGTTACTTTTTCTTGAGATATTTCAATGCTTCCAATACTGTTTGAGTCAAACATTGATCGTGTTCTTGCGTATACTTTAAATTTATTTTCACCGTCTGGTTCCAAACGAAGTATCTTATTTGATTCTCCATAGTGTAAAGAGAAATGTTTTCTCTTACACATATTATTTTTAGAAAAAGATATTGCTAACGGTGAGTCTACATTAGGTTCTAATGGTTGTCCTGCTTTTAAATTTCTTATTTGTGAATATGATGTTACTCCAGAAAGACCAAAATAACACTCTTTGGCATCTCTTGATTGATTATTAGGAGTCATTGATATATGAAAGTGTCCACCAGTTGAATGAGAAGATGGATTATCATATTCATTTACTCCTCCTAATCTATTTCCAGGAAGATCATATTTACCACTTTTAATTAATTCAATAAGAGCTTTTTCTAATTTAAGTCTATTGTTCTTATCGTTAAACTTTGGTGAAACTATGTCAATAGCCATTCCCTTATTATGCCAAGATGACGGATAATTTTTATGATATAAGTCATTTCCAGAAGTTATGGTAAAATCAGTTATACCTGTCATTTTTTCTAATTCTCCTACAACTTCAATTAATTTAGTTTCAATAGGTCCACCACCAGTTAATTCATCTGCTCCAGGTTTTTGTGGGTTTTTGTTTTTTACTTCAACTCCTCCTACCCCGACAGCATTTGCTACATTTTGTGCACCTGGATATCCAGTAGGAGCTTCATTTACCTTTTCCCAATCGCTGAATTTTAATATTCCATTACTCATGTTAATCTGTCAAGTATTATTAATTGATTTCTGTGCATTAAAGGATATGCATCCCGTATAGGAACAAATCCAGCCCAATCGATCTCAGTTAATTGTAATTTATTTTTATTTATCTTTAAAGAATCCATTCCAATTTCACTTGGAGAGTTTATATGTAATTCAAAATATAATAGCATTTTTTCTATTTCTTTTCCTTTATACATAGGAACACTTAGCATATCCTGATTAAGATCATTGGTTGATATTTCTATGCCAGTTTCTTCCTTTAATTCTCTTACAGCTGCGTCTATGTATTCTTCTCCTTCTTCTACATGTCCTTTAGGTATTCCTAGAGCGCTATTTCTCCAACTTGCATTTGTTGGATGTACTAAAAGAATGTGTCCATTCCATACTACAGCTACTCCTGCTACTATTTCTTTTACTCCTGCCATATCCATCATTAAATCATCAATGTCTCCAAGATCTTCGAATCTATTAAGCTTTGGCATCGTATCTATCAATTATTTTTGAATAATCTATAGAATTATTAGAAGTTATTAGATGAGAATCTAATGCTTTCTTTCTATAGTATGGGATAACACTTTCATTAAAAATTTCTTCTTCTGCCCATTTAGGAAGTCTAGATTGATAATGATCTTCATATGCACATTTATATACTGATTTAGCTTGATGTGGATTTAGATTCATTTTTCTATTGATGCCATTTATATAAAATCCACCATCAGTAGATTCTATTATATCAATATTATAAAAATCTAAATTATTGTATTTTTCATATACTTTATTAACAATATCACTTATTTCTTTTAAATGTTTAAATTTAGAAATATCTACATCTAATGGATACTTATTAATTGTTTCAATTATACTTATAGGTGAATTTTTAAAAGAAAGAATAGTAAATTTAGTTTTTGGAATAGGATTTTCTCTAAATTTATTGTATATACTTTCACTAGCTTTTAATTTTCCAATAGTTTTATATTCATCAGATTTATCTTTAGAAGAAGCGAGTATAGGAAATTTTAATTTCTTAATATTTTTAATGTCACTTACTTCTTTAGGAATAAATGAATGTCCTGCAAAATCTTCATATATTGACTCAAGTTTAGGAGTAATATGCTTATTATATAAAAAGTTATGAGATTCATTTATTGCTATAGATTCAGGATTAAATGATTCAGATATGATAATAGGAATATCATAATTATTAGATACATCATATTCAGATCGTATGACATTAAAATATGGAAAATCTACATTTTCATTTGTCGCTATCGCTACTCTATTTGAAAATGTTTTTATGTCATTAGAATACTGTTTTACGTAATCATTGAAGCTTTTAAAATTCACAGGTATTATGTGTTTTTATTATTTATTTCAAATAAATAAAATAAAACGTGTTAATATGTTTAATAAAATAAATTCATGGGAAAATTTAAACGAATCTACAAACGGAAGACACACGATTGAAGGACCTGATGGAAAGAAACAAAAAATCACATATAAAGTTCAAGATAGTGAGTCTTATATGATTAAATTTAAAAGATCAGCAAATCTCATTACTAATGGACAACTTACAGATTCAGGTCGTAAACGACTTACAGAAATTCATAATTCTCAAGCAGGTCTTGTTGAAACTTTTGGAAAATTAGATGATATCTTTTTTAAAGATAAATTTATTTTATACACTGTTAAAACTGACACTGAAAATACTGAAAAATTACAGATTAAAATAGTTAATAGAAATATTGCGCCATCAATTACTTCTAATTTAAATTTCGTGTCCGCTGTTGGTTTAAGTAATGTACAACCTGGTAGCGAATTAGATAGCAATGTTAAAGATGCTGTAAATAGAGTAAATTCTGATGACGTTGATGAAGATCCTGCTGAAGAAGTAGATGTTAAACAGAAAGGAAATCCTAATTTATCTGAATTTGGTGGAAGACGTTTCAGATATGACATGAGAACTAATAACAAAAGATATTTGATGACTTTTACAGATGACGGACACTTAGAAGCAGATGTTATGGATAATTCTAAACCTGATGGTACTATTTCTTTAGTTGATGGTAAAATAATGTGGGAGACTGCAGAAGATGATAATGTTAGTGCAGAAAAATGGGCAAAACTTAGTAACATGTCTTTATATGTTGATTGTGAAATAACAAATACAAAAGATAAAGAAAATTTAACTAAAGTGTTAACGGATAAAGCATATGCTGAAAAAATATTATCTGAATATGAAGAAAAATACGGATCAGCTGACATAAATGAAGAAAATATTAAAAATATGTTATATAATAGAGATGGAACTAAAATATTTCCAGAAGAAAAAGGAGAAGGAACATCAAGTTCATCAACATCCACGACTTCTAAAACCCCAGATGTAGTATACGATCCTGGAGAAGGAAAAGGATATACGACAGTTGAAACAACTGGGATAAGTAAAAACAATCCAGCTCAATAAAATAATCTATAAATAATGAATTATAATTTTCATAAAAATTACATAGTAGAACAGGCATTAACCATATCAGATGATCCAAAAGAAAGGATTAGACAATATTGTGAAAACAATGACTTTTTAAAAAATGTATTAGAAACTGCTCAAAAACTAAAAGATGGAGAACAGTATCAATTTCAAATTCGTAATGATAAGTTTGATGTTAAAGAAGGAGATAAGATTTTTATAAAAGCAGATTTATCTGATAAGAATGATCCGAAATTTAGTTTATGGATATTAAATGATGAATTTTTATTTGGTGATACTGATTATGATGTTGCAGCAGCTTTATTATATCAAGCTTCTAAAATAGTTGGAACAACTGAGGAAGATTTTGCAGGTGTAGTTGGAGCAATAACTAGAATAGCAAATGAAAAAGGAATAGAATCTGATGTATTATTTGATAAGTTAAATGATACATTAATTAAAAATTATGGAGCTAACTGGAGTCTTAATAAAATAATGGATGAAGAATTTTCAGGAGCAGATGAAGCAGTTGGATTAAATGCATTTAGAAGACAGATCCCAAAGGACACTTGGAGAGGAATAGAAGCTTCTTTGACTACAATAATAGCAGATTTAACTTTAACTGCAGTAACATTTGGAGCAGGATCAGCAGCTTCTGCTCTTTTTAAAACAGGTAAAATCGGTGGAAGAAGTTTAGAACTTGCTCATAAAGGAACTGAAGCAGCTAAAGCAGCATCAACAGCTAATAAGCTTAAATTTATGAAAAGTTTTAAAAGTCTATGGAATGGTTTAAGTCCTGCAAAGAAAGCTGCATCGTTAGAAAAAGCATATCCAGTTGGTAGTAAAATAGGTTATCATGCAGCAAGAAGCGGAGAAAGAAGCGAGCAAATAATTAAATCAATTAATAAAACAAGTGTAACATTTGAAAGTGGATTCACAACAAGCTTAGATAATTTAGTTATGCTAGCAGGTAAACCTGGAGGAATTACATTTAACAGTTTAAGTAAACTTAAAATTGCTGGAGGATTTGCTGCTAAAAAAGGAGCGGATATATTAAATAACATGAATATTCCAGTATCTCAAGCTGATGGATTTAATCTGGCAGAAGTTCTTGGATATTATGACACACTTGCGGCTGATCCGAAGAATTACGTAAATTCTATTAAAGAAAAGGATGCAAAGGCTATAGCCAATAATTTATTAGAACTAAAAAATGGATCAGGTCTTTTTAGAAATACAACAGATCAAGAGGAATTAGCAATAGGTTTATTAATTACTTCTCTTACTCCTGAAATGTGTAAGAAAGTTGCAAAATATTATTCTAAGATAGATCCGGGAAATACAGTTTATAATGTCATAACTGACGAACTTGGTGGAGATTTAAAAATATTTACTTCAGCATATTGGTCTGGATGTACAGGTGAAGCTGGAGAATATACGGATAAAATTAATCAAGTATATTCGTCGATAATGGAAAAGAAAGAAGAGAAGAAATAATAAATATTAAAAAACAAAAATAAAGCCAATCAATTAGATTGGCTTTATTTTTTATAGAAAATCACTTATATCTCTTATGTGCTTAAGGTGGGACTTTGATTCTTTAATATCTTCTCTGTCCACCATTCCTTTTTTATCTTTATTTTCTGGATACATTTCATTAGTAAATTCAATAGCATCTGGATCTTTTTCATCAGACTCTCTTATAACATAATCTGTGAATGATCCTATACTAGGATATCCTGTCTTTTTTGCCATATAATTTAAATAAGTATTAAGTGTATCTAATTCTTCGTTGCTTGAAAATGTATCTATATATGGAACACTGTATATTTGATCAGGATTTTCTGCTAATTCTTTATTAATTTTATCATGAAACATGTTTCTAACTGCTAAGTTTCCAATAGCTTCTGTTTCTGGATTAGTAACTTTTTTTCCTAATCCTTCATCACTTTGTAAATATTTAACTATTTGTTTTCCTATAAAATAAGCAGTAGTTGATCTTACTCTATATGCCATCTTTCCTATCTTGTTAACACTATTACCTAATTTAGCATTAGCTTCAACAACATTTGTAAGATTGGTATAAAATTTAGCAATGGCTCTATTTGTTTGTTCTACATTTTTAGCTCCTGCTTTTTTAACAAACGCTGTCATATAACTATTCTGAGCCTTACCTACTGCTTTAATATTTCCTATGCCACCAAGTAAATGTGAAGGCATTTTAGAAAGTACTTGTCCATTTTTAGTTAATACAATCATTTCATTACCTTTAGATACTATCTTTGCTCCAGGTTTATTTGCAGCTGATAAGAAATCATTTGCAACATCAAGTTCAGCTTTACCCATTCCTTTAAGTATGTCATCTGATACTTTTGTAGCCTTAATACTAAAAGTATTAAATAGATCTCCTATTTTAATAAATAACTGTCTAAGAGGTTTTCCAACAAATGGAATCCATTCAACTATTTTGCCTAAGAATTTTTCAAAGAATGCATTTAATGCTGTACCAACTTTAGAAAGAGACGACTTATTAAATTTTGCTATGTAATTTAATCCTTCGATTGTTTCTGGAGCAGATTTAGCAGCTTCTTTAAGAGCTGCTTGAGATATATTGGATGATCCTTTAATTGTTGCTCCAAATGCCTTTTCAAAAACTGGAATAGCTTTTCCTGCTTTTCCTGCTCTGAATACATTCTTAATAACCGGACCAGCAAATGGTATAACAGCTGCAGCAAATGATAGTATTGCTAATACCCATTTTCCTCGTAACATGTATAAAATACCATTTATTATATCAGTAATTAAACCAATTGGACTGAAGAAATCTCCTACTATACCGACAATGTCTAGCACTAGATGTAATATACCCCATGCTGATCCTCCTTCAGTAATAGCCATTCCAAATTCTTTAAGTTTAGCCATTAAGCTTTCTCCTCCGGTTTTATGTATATCGTCGCTTGCTATTTTATCTATTTCAGCATCAATATTAATTGGTTGATTATCAACAGTAGCATCTTCTGCTGACTTAAGTGTAGAGGTGAAAGCAGTACTCGGTATATCTTTTTTATTTCCAAAGGTATTTGACATTACATCATCAAATTGATTTAAACCTGTGCCCATATCTTTTGCTCCTCTATTTATCGCAGTAGAAACATCTTGTTCGTTTAATACTGTTGTTCTAAATGAATTCATTGCAATTTTATATGATTCATTTAACTTACGAGCATCTTTTTCACTGAGATGTTTAGAAGCCATCTTTATTAATCTATTATCTCCAGTCATTAAATTTTTAAGATAAGTTTCTACTCCTCCTTTTTCTAAGATCATATCTAATTCTATCATTAATTTAATGTCTTCTGGGATACTTTCTTCTATTTTATTTAAGAAATTAGCTTCTTCTATCAAAGACTCAAATGACAATCTTTTATCTATTAATTCAGATATAGGTTCAGTAATGCTATTAACTAAAGATACATTATAATCGTTATTTAAATAAGGTTGTAAATGCTTCATAAAGTGCAAACTTTTTTTATTATTTATTCGATGCTACCATATTAAAATAAAAAAACCCTGGCATAATACCAGGGTTTCTATAATATAGATTTCTCTTTAACAACCTATTTTACTTCTTCAGTGCTTTCAGGTGTTTCCGGTTTATCTTTTTTAGATTTAACAGGTGGAACCTTTGTTGCTAATTCAGCTTCAGCTTGAGTTTTTGCTCCTTGTAAGAATTTAGGAAACTCAGCTCCAACCATTCCGAAAGCTTGTTCCATTGGAGGAGCAAATTTCAAGAAACTTTGAAGGAAATCAGCTGTAGAACCGTTACCACCGTTACCAGAACCTGAGTCCCAAACTGTGATATTATCGATTTTAACACCTTTGATTGCTTCAACTTGTTTAGCAATGATTGTTTCAAGCTTGTCAGCTAAAATCATTTGTACAGCACCTTGAGGTGATCCGGCAGCTTTAACGATCTTATCATAACCTTCAGCAGTTTTAGTAAGAATTTCATAGATACCTTTTGCTTCAGCTTGCATTTTTGCGAATTGACCCGCAGCTTCACCTTCTGCTAATTTTTTGATTCTTTCAGCTTCAGCTTCAGCATCAACAACAACTTTTTGTTTAGCAATTTGAGCAGGTACTACCACATTTGCATATTGTGTAGCAGTATCTCTATCTGCACGAGCTTTTTCAGCTTTTTCCTGAGCGTTGTATGATTCAGTATTTGCTTCTGCAACAGCTACGTTTTTAGCAGCAGTTGCAACTTTTTCAGCTTCAGCTTCAGCTACCTGTCTTGAAGATGTAGTTTTGGCAATTTCAACAGCTGCTTTATTTTCACCTTCAACAGCTTTAGCATTTGCAGAGGCAGTTGCAGTACGTTTTTCTTGTTCAGCATTAGCTTCTCCAATTTCAGCTTCAGCAGTCGCTTTTGCAACCTGAGTTCTTTTTGCTTTATCAGCTTCAGCTACTCCAATTGCTCCTTCTTTTTCTTTTTCAGCAACATCGATAGCAGCTTGTTGAGTTGCTTCAGCAGCAGCCTTTCTACCAAGAGCTTGAATATATCCGGATTCATCTCTAATATCAATAACGTTAACGTTAATGAGTTTAAGACCGATTTTTGAAAGCTCAGGCTCAAGCGATTCTTGAATCTTTTCAAGGAAAGTATCACGGTCTGAATTGATTTCCTCAATGTTCATCGTTGCGATAACCAACCTCATTTGACCGAAAATAATGTCTTCAGCCATTTTTGCTATAGCCTGAGGCATTAAACCTAATAGACGTTCAGCTGCATTCTGCATAACTGCTTTTTCAGTTGAAATGGCAACAGTTACAGAAGATGGAACATCAATACGAATGTTTTGTTTAGATAAAGCTTTAGTCAAATTGATTTCGATAGGTATTGGCTTGAGATCCATGAATGTATAATCTTGGATAATAGGCCAGATAAATGCTCCACCACCGTGAGTTACTTTAGCAGTTGAGATTTCACCCTCTTTGTTTTTACCAGTTTTACCGTAAACAACTAAAAGTTGATCAGAAGGACATCGTTTATATCGCTTGATCAGTGAGACAATGATTACAAACAGTGCGATAATACCTAATCCAATTATCGCCAAAATTGCATAGTTTAAATCCATAATTTAAAAATTTAAATGGTTTTTATTAATAATAGTAAAAAAAATTATAATTTTGATACAACCGCAGTACTTTCGTCTAGCAATCTGACAACTGTGACAGTTTCTCCAGTTTTGAGACTATCACCTTCTGTTATTGCACTGATTGTTTGCAATGAACCATTAGCAGTAACTGTGATTTTTCCAGCTCCACCCTTTGGTATTCTAAGATATACAGTTGCAGTTTTTCCTACAATTGATTTTAAATTAGGTATGTTATTAGTTTGAAGTCTTTTCATGAATGCATATAACAAAGTAGTTATAAATACCATCAATAATCCTAATCCTAATCCTAATAGAACAGATGCAGTTTGAGATAGGTTATAATCATTTCCGGCAATGGTACCCCATGCAAAAAACATTAAAAGAGTTATTAAATTTCGAAAAGTAAACCATTGAATAGTAAATCCAGTGTCATTCTGAGCATTATCTATATCATCAGCATGAACGTCAACATCTGAACTTACATCAGTATCTATTGTATTAATATCAGCGCCATGATCGAGATCACCGCCAAAAAATGTCATTCCTGCTTGAATGAGAAAAATAAATGTTGTTATTAATGCTGTGTACCAGGCAATTTGCATAAATATCCCGGAATTGTTGATAGTTTCTAACATTTTTATAAAATTTTAAAGTTATTAATCGTAATTATACTAAACATTAAATAATCTTTTCAATTCTGCTTGCTGTTTTTTAACCAATTCAGGTGAATATGCATCTATTAGACGCTTCACATCTTCTTGAGATGATACATATAAAAGATCTCTCAACTCAGGATCTTGTATCAATTTTTTCTCAGGATCATATTCTATTTGAATAGCAGCTAAACAATTTGAAGCTAAAGTTTCATAGAAACGGAATGTTACTACATTATTCATATGTTCTTCATCTCCTGTCACTAATGAAACTTTTACATGATTTAATTGCTCCATTAACTCATCATGTTTTAACTTTTTAATGAATTCGCCTGGAACTTTATCACTTTTGTAACCTATCAATAAGTTCTTGGTATCCTTAGGAAAATATTTTCTTAATTGTTGTTCTCTGAATGTTCCACGTCGATCACCATAATAAACAAGATCGTGTGTTTTTTCAAAATTAGCGTCAGGATCAGCTATACCTCTTTTTTCATATAGTTTTTTAAAGATATAAATAAACCAATCTACATGTTGCCAATTTTTTGGTTGCCATCCTATAAATTGTTCTACACTCTTACCTGCAAATAAATATGTAGCAGTTTCTATAATTTTATCCCATGCTTCGATTGAATCTGTGCACTTATCAAATCTTTCTGATAAGATCTTAGCATAGTTCATAGGCGGAATCCTAGGATCACTTAACATAAAATATACTTTTCCTGCATATTTAGCCAGATCATTACAAATTTTTTCAGTATGTTCTCCAATCTGACCACCAAAGAAATTAGGAGTACTTAATTGAATAATCACTGCTCCATATTCTGAAAAATCAGTTTCAGTGTAGTCACGATAGAAATCTAAATCTTTTACATTTCTATTTTTATAACAGACTATGTCAACCTCAGCTCCTTTGGTTTCCATTAGTTCTTTTATAAACATTGCTTCTAGACCTCTATGATTAGTGTCATTATAAGTTACATTTGCAAAAATTGATGTTATTGCTATTTTCTTCATTATTCTTCTATTTCTTTTAATTCTAATCTTCTCATCTAGTTAATTGTTATCGTCCTCTGAGATAGGACGATAACTTTTTGCCTCAGCTACATATCTCTTATCGTCATAAGTTATACATATTGGATTCAATATTTCCATTATTTTTTCTATGACCGCAATCTTTTCTTTCATTGTTTTAAATGAGTAAGAATCTGAATTATGATCGTAATATACTGATATTTTAAAATTATTATCATCATTATTAGCATATATAGCTATAACTTTAGATAAATCTATGATGATTAATTTTTCGTTATAATCATAAAATGATATTGGTGTTTTCATCCGAATACAAATTTATTTACAGCATCGAATATTTCATCTTTAGATTTATATTCGCCATCTTTTGTCACATCCAATCGTAGCTTATTAACTATTCCGCTCTCTTCAAATGCCGCATCAAATCTACGTAATTCAGTAATTTTATTAATTTCTTTTGCAGAAAAAGATTCGCCATCATCTCTTTTACATAAAAAATTAGGTGGAGCTGTTAATAGAACAAGATATATAGATGGATCAGTGTCAAATCCAAATCTTTTTTCCATTGGAAATACCCAATCCCTAGGCTGAGTATTTCTGTACAATGTTCCATAAACAAATTCTCCAAGATGGGCTCTGTTCCATATCCATATATCTTTAGGATATCTCACCTTATCAGGCATCGCAAATTGATCTCTTAATAAAGCTAGTCGGAACTCTTTTTCAAAGAATTTATATTGATGTATCTTTTTATCAGCATCAGTTTCTCCTTTGGCAGATCCCCAATGTCTAACCACCGAATTTTCAGCTTGTTCTAAGAATTTCTGAATCAGCGTATTTTTTCCACAGCGGTCAGGCCCTTCAATTATTAATAACTTCATTATTTGATTTATTTTTTTTTCTTATATCTTATACTCTGTAATGTTTTTAGGATCTGGTCCGTTTGACACTAAAATTGTATCAGGAACACGATCTAATTTACAAATAATACTAAAGTTTTTGATAATTTAAAAATATGTCAAGTAACATATTCTCAAGTTTTTAAATCTAAACAAGTTAGAGTATATTTATACTATAAACCAAACATTAAACGCCATGAAAAAATTATTATTAATTGCAGCATTATTAATAGCAACAATAACTGCAGTAGGACAAGAATCAACGATAGTTAAATCAACATCGTTTAAGTTAGCAGAATTTAATATTAATGCAACTGATCCTATCATCTGGAAAAATGATGATTCTAAAATCGTAATAGATACTAAAAAAGGTGAAGAAACTTTTACTATCTACAAAACTAACATTAAACTTAAGTATAAAGTAATTGATATCTATAAGATACAAGTAAAAAATGGAATTGAGGAAGTTTGGTATAACGGTACTGACTCTAATAATAATGAATGTAAAGTTATAATACAATTCTTAAATAGTGATACGATAGCAGTTGGAGTAATATATAATGACGGCTTAGCATATAAATATATAGCAAAATTGGATTCAATTTAATATACTATGAAAAAAGTAATTATACATACGCAATTCAACCATGCGGAAAAGATCACACTACATGTGAATTTTGGGATAGAAATGAATTTGGCTGCTTTGAATGTCCATATAGGAAGAAATAGTTAAAACAAAAAAAAACACTTAGAATATTCTAAGTGTTTTTTTTTGATATTAAATAAATTAAGCATTTATATCGTCATCTTCTATAGGTTTAGCTCCAGCTGCTCTAAAAGTAAAGCTAGGCTCAAAGTCCTTTTTAATAGGACCGTTTGCAACTTTAGGAGTAATTGAAATTGTTAAGTTAGCAGCTAAATTAGCAGAATAAGGTTGATCCATTGTTTCTGGATTTTTTATTTCCTTTTTTGAAAAATCAAAATTTGTAACAACGATATCATATTTATTAGGATCTATTTGATATTTAGCAATTAACTCTCTTTTTGCATCTAACTTCATGGTATTAAGAGCAGTCTGATAAGCAGTTTTTTGATTAATACCAGTAGCACTTGCTTCTCTTCCGTCTACTTTAACTTCATTTGGTATATTTTCTGACCATCTATCATTAGCTGAATGTTCATTCATACTTTTAAGCGTCTTAGCTAAATTAAGTTGCTTAACTTTTCTCTGATCGGCCTTTCCCTTTGCTTGAGTTCCTGGTTTCTTTTTATCTTTATCTAGAGATTTTAACTTTTTATTTAGTTCAGCTTTAGTTATTTTTTCTCCTTCTTTTTTACCTAACATTTTATGTGTAGCTCCAGGTCTCTTAATAGCATCTTGAATCCATTTCTTTTCGTTAACTTCTCCCTTTTTCATAAGATCGATGCTGATGTACTCTTCTTTAAGGTCTGAGATACTCTTTTGTATAGATTCTTTAATTTCTTCTAATTTATCTATAGCGTCTTTTCTAACTGTATTAGATTCTAGAGCCTCATCTATTTTTTTAATAGAACCTTCTAATTTAGCAATATTATCAGTTATCTCCTGTTTTCTTACTTCAATTTGTTTTTTAGCCTCAATTGATTCATCTATTTTTGTTTTGAAAATAGGACTTATATCATATTGGAATTTTTTCATAAAGAATTCATACATCTGATGCTCATCCATTTTTTTCCAATCTCTTTCAGCAGCATTTAATCTTTCACATACAATATAAGTATCTTTTAATTTATAAACAGTAGCTTCTGCTAGCATTCTGTCGTTAGATATATTTTTAATAAAATCAAGATTGTATATTGCTCCTAAGTTTTCTAAAAGTTTTTCTACTTTGGATCTAACATCAGAAGTTTCCATTACTAATGCTTCAGAAAGATTTAATTTAGAAATATCTTCAATTTTAGAATCATTTAAATATAAATCTAAATCGCTAGTTTCGTTTAAATACATTCCAATTTTAAAGTTTCTAATTGCTTTAGATTCTACTCCTTCGTTTAATTCAGATTTAGCAAATCCTAATCTTGCGTATGCTTCACATACTGAATAGAATTTACTGTAATTCTCTTTTACATAGTTAGGATCTAATGTAGAAATTCTAAAATTGTCAGCTTCTATATGAACTTCAGTTTCGTATTTAATTCTCTTTTTAGATTCAGATACTCTGATAAATCTGTTATCAGCATACATCATTAAAGAGCCGTCTTTAGATTTAGTTGATGGAGCTAATTGATTACTCACTTTAGTATCACCATTTCCTATACCTAAAGTAAATGAATCAGATTGTTTAGATTCAACAATCTTTAAAGTATTAACTAAGTTAGATATTGCGGGTAAACCTGATTTACCTAATTTGATATTGATAATATCAGAAGTATATTCTCCTTTTGCTAACATTTCTTTTAATTCACTAACCACATTTTCATAAATTTGTGAATTCATATTAGACATAGATGTGATCGTATATAATACTTCAAAATCGCTAGCATTTTTATTCATCACATTAGAAACATGGTCAACTGCTTCTTTGATGCTCTTTTCATGAGAAAATTTAGAAAATTCTCTGATGAAGCTAGGATATAGCATAAATTCTGGAATAGATTTCATGCTTTCTTCTATAGAATCAACATATTGTTTAATAATAGGATTAGTACAAGCGTTAGAGGATTTGATTCCTTCTAATATTCCACTTAGATTAGCAAGCTTGCTTTTTTTAATTATTTCTGAATCTACAGATATTTCACCTTTTTTAAATTGATCTAATATATTGTCTATCTTTTTATTTTTAAGATGTGCATTAATACTTGTCAACCCTTCTTTAAGTTGGCTGTACATTATTTCAGTACTGGCATTAGCAACTATTGATTTGTTCATAGACTCAGTTAATATCTTAACCAACGGATTAGATTTAAGTTCTTGATCGGTTGATAATTCATTTAGAGCTCTGTTAATTAAATTCTTCATTTTACGTATGAATTGTTTTATTTTATTTATCTATCTAAATAGAATATATTTTAATCAATTTTATTTAGATTGTGATTTTCCAGCATTTGATGTGTTAGTTTTTACCTTTTTTGGACTAGCCATGCCCACTCTGTTAACAACAGGAGCACTTCCTGTATTTTTAACAATAGCATTTTTACTAGACGAAACTTTAGTACTATTTTCAGTTTCCTGTAATTTAGCAACCTTTGCTTCTAATTCACTTATCTTTGCTTCTCTTGCTTCAATTTCTGATGTCATTTCTTTGGCTTTTGATATTGCACTATCTACGTCAGCCTGCTCAGTGCTTTTTCTCCATTCACCTGAATATATTAAAGTTTCTTTTCCATCTTGAGAAGTTGAAGTAACGTGAACTGATCTTTTTGTAGATTTATATACTTCTTCACTTTTTGTTTTTTCTACATTAAAAATTACAATTCCTTCTGATAGATTTTCTAGTTTATCACTATTTATATTAGAAATAGGAATCTTTCCAGAATCTGTTTCAAATATTAATTTATAGTTAGCATTGTTTAAATTTAAATCAAGTGGAATAGCTTTATTATTTACCACATTGTATATCTTTAATTTTATAACGTTATCGAATGGAGATAAAACAAATCTGAGTTGTCCTGGTCCGAATATTATCTCGTCTGCCTTATCATTTAATTTAGTTAATCCACTATTATTAGACACAGATATGTTGTTATTATTTGTGAACACTGGAAAATATTCAACCTGTTTAACTATTTGAGAACTACTAGAGCTAGATGAATCAGAATCATTAAATTCTGGTTCTATAAATAATTTAGTAGCCTCGTAATTTTTCTTTATTATCTTATTGTATATCTTTTGAGATTGAGGTTCATCAGAAAGAGGAATAGTAGTTAAGCTTCTTCCATATTTCTTAGGTGATAACATAGTAAATGATGCTTCTCTAATTATTTGTTCACCATTTCTTTTATTTGTTAATCGTGATAATAAATCTATAGACATACTTATAGCGCTTCCAGCATTCTTGAGAACTGGTCTAAACACTAGAGGTTCATCCCAATCTTCTTCTTGAAATATTACCTGTTTAGAAGTATTTATGAATGCAGATCCTACTTGTTCGAATATACTTAATTGATGTATGATAATCCAATCATCTGATGGATTTCTTCTATTCAAAATAGATATTAATTCTTCAGGAAATCCTGAATTATATGTAAGATAATATTCTATAAAATCACCGTTAGTTGATTCTCCTATATATGCGCCAACGTCGTCAAATTCATTGGTCTGAGAAACTGTTCCTTCATACGTATTAGATATTTCGAAAGAATCATATTTTACCCCTACATCAGTAAATAGTTTTGTTCTCTTAGAACAGACTGATAATACTATTGAAATTGGACTATTTGTAATGAATCCTATATATCCTCCATTTTCTCTAGGAGTTATCGCAGCAGCAAATGTATTAGCTTGAACAGGAGCAGTTTCATAATCATTGTTTATATTCTTGATAGAAGGAATTTTTATTTCTACATATTTATCATACGTACTATCAGATAAGAATATAGGTTTAGGATTGAATGTTATGAGATCAGAAATAGTTTCAGGAGATAACAAAATATTTGCAAAAACATTTTTTTCTCCATTATTTTGTTTATTTATTATGCTTAAAATTAATGCCTCAAAGCCCTCGATTGCAAATCCTGTAATTAAATGAAATCTTACTCTGTCATATACAACATTATATCCAGTTAATTCAGATTGTTCTAAATCATTATCATACTCAATATAATTAGGCTCTTTTTCAGAATCTAAATAGATTGCTTGATTTAATCCAATGTTGACTGCAGATACATCTTGAATATTTTTAGTAGTGCTATATGATGCATCTTTATTAAAAATTTGAAATATTCCTAATTTGTTATTTTTGAGTAAAATAACGTCATCAGTTAAGTAATCGCTTGATCCTAACGGTTGTGCTATATACTCCACTAAACAATAAGAAGTTAGACTTATGAATCTGCTTTGTGTTGCCATTTTTTATAACCCGAAGGGTCTGAATATTTTTTTAATTGTTTTGTTTAAATTATAAGTAATAGTGATTCCGACAGTAGGACCATAATTAATAACACCATTCGTAAAGACTAATCCATATCCTATGCTAGGTCCAATGACAAATGAGCTCTCATTACTAGTTATCATTTTTTTATCAATTATTGCTCCTTCTATAGATGTTGCAGTAAATCCTGGATAATCAGATTTTATAAAAATCTCATAATTATCCTTTCCTTTATTTAATCCTGTTGTAAATGACATTCCTATTTCATTAACGTCTATATATGTAATAGGATCTTTTAAACCTGTAGAATCTAATACCACTTGAGTTCTTCCATGAAGTTTATGATAATTATTAGCACTATATGTAGTATCATTCTTCCATGATAATTGAAATTTATTGTTTCCAAGATCTGTTATAATAGTATTTACTTTAACAGTATCGTGCACTATCTTTATTTTTTCTTTGATTACTATCTTAGGATTATTATTTAAATCTTTTATCTCTTTATATAGAGCTGAATTTAAATCCTTCAATTCATTTTTAGAAGCAATGAGCGCGCTCTTTTCATAAACTAATGTGCCATTCTTAGTTTTATAAGTACGTATAGAATCAGATTGGGCTCTGGCATTCATCTCAGCTATTGTAGCGTCATCCTTTAATTTAGATGATTTACTACACTGATTTAAATATAAAATGCCAAGGACAATCAATCCTGCAATCAGGATAGTGTTTATCCCGTACTTCTTAATTAATTCTTTAATTTTCATTTTTAAGTATCTCCATTAAAGATTCTGTTGTCAATTTGACACCATTATCTTGTTCTATTTTATTTATCACACCTTTCTCATTTAACCTAAGCATATTCAGTTTCCTAGATATTTCTTTTCTTTTTTCATCTATTTCATTAGTCATTTTTTCTAAGTTATCTAATTGATTGTGATAAGCTAAATATGCTGTTTGAATAGATTTAAGAATCATTCTATCATTTTCATTTATTTTCATATTAATCTGATACAATTTTTACTTCCAATGGTCCAGAAAGAAGATTTTCTATTTTTTTAAGTCTCATGCTTAACTCAGAAATATCTATTATTGAATTAGAAGTAGTGTTTACACTTTCATTATTGACAGTATTAGATGTTTCAACTCTGCTAGGACTATTTGATTCTGGAACTTTAGTTATTTCTGTACTATTATTTGTGGTTAATGTCTCTTTAGTAATGTTTTCTATACTCTGTGAAACATTTTTAGACATATCTTCAATAGCAGAATTAGGACTTTTTAAAGAAGCTGACTTTCTTATTTTTTCCATATCTGATTGAGCATTATTCTCAACATCAACTGTCGGAGGTTCAGTATTAATACTTAAACTCATCGACTCAAGTAAGTTTGAATAATGTTCATTTAAAAAATTATTTGAGACAGATTTAACTGTATTGTTATTATTCTCTACATTTAATAAACTGCTTTCTTCTGAAGATTCATTATTATATTCTGATGTATTTGAAGTATTTGATATTTTAGATTCTCCAAATATATTGTCATTTAATAAGCTAAATCCACTAAATGGATTAAATTCAGAAGATGCTTCTATTGAAGGATTAACATTTGATATTATAGATTCTTCACTAATTGAAGGAATAGCATTAGATATTATAGATTCTTCATTAATTGAAGAAGTATCTGTACCTAATGCCGGTACTTCTAATGCTATATTGTCTCTTGTTTCTTTTGGTATTTTTGTCTCCTCATTAATTACAGATACTGTATCGTTGTAAGTATTAGATACATTAGTAGTAGACAAACCAGGTGTAGATGTATTTACTTCTGTATTATTATATACTATAGGATTTCCATTTGAATCTAACTGCGGTCTAACATCAAGTCCTTCAAGAGGATTAAGTTCATTGCTAATAGATTCCTTTACTGGAGATTCAGGATTTATAGGACTAACTTCTTTATTTATTGGTATTATCTCTTTAGTCTTCTCTAATTCAGGACCCTTTGACGTAACATTAGTTTCAGTTGATGTTAGATTCTCACTTATTCCTAATAAAGCATCTTCTAAATCATAATATGCGTCAGATTTCTTTTTAGCATCAACATCAACAGTTCCTACTTCATTAATTGGACTGTTTCCTTCTTCAGCAGTAGGTGTATTTTCAAATAATTCGCTTTCGTTATTCTCTTTCTTATTGACTTCTGTTACATTTATACCTTCTTTAGGATATTCAATGCCATCTGAATTTACTTCACCTTTAATAGAATTCTTAGCAAATTCTATAGCCTGATCTCTGTCGTGATCTCCATTGAACATATAATAAACTGGAGGATATTCAGAAACGTTTTTGATGTTATTGCTTACTTTAACATCATATGAATTAATATTTCCGTCAGAATCTATTCTTTCATTAACAATCGAATAATCATATTGTACATTGCTATCTTTAGGTATGTTCTTATTGTCTTCCAATTAAATTAATCATTTTTTATTATTTATTTGATTTTTAAGTGAGAAGGTAAATTAACTGAAACCGGTCCTAAATTTCCTGATTCTTCGTTTATCTTATTTAATTCCATGACTTTTTTATTCTCTTCTTCAATATCATTATTTATGATATTCAATAGAAAAGAATATTCCATGTATTCTAATTCGTATAAAGTATCGTAAGATTGATTTAGCTTCACTCCAAGTCGAGCATTAAGCTCCAATAAGTTCATCAAGTCCAATTGAAACAATGAAAATATCTTTGATAGTGAAGCTTCCTCGCAAAAAAATGCTGCTCTCCACTTCTTTCTTACATTTTTCGCATACTCCTGAAACTCTATTTATTGATGCTTTCTTTAGAGCCTCTGTGAATTTATGAACTATAGCAAATTTGGTACCTCCCCAATTAGAAGATTCTAATTTAAATCTACTAATATCTTCTTGAGAAACTCTCTTCCAATCAGTTAGCATATATGGACCAAAACTATAAAATGCATCATCTATTTCTGTGCCATTTTTAAGATCTTGGTCTTTTTTCATTCTAAACTTATCATTCATTCCAACAGTAGGAAGATAGAATCTTATCGTTTCATTTAAATTAGGAGAAGGAACTACAAAACATCTCTCTTCTTCAGAATACCACTTAATAAGTTCTTCTGGAATATTAAATCCGAATAGATTCTGACTTGTTACTTGAATCTTATTAGCTGTTCCACATTTCGGATCAGTACATCTAATATTTGCCATTAATTTATTCTCTTGATTAGGAAAAGTAAGTTCATATATTCTAAATAATAGATGATATCTATCTACTTCACAAAAATCATTGAAATTAAAGATAATAGACTGTCCTTTTATCTTAAATTTAGTGCAATTCTTTAATATAAAACTTATTTTTTCTCTGACATCAAGCGGATCACTTTCATCCATCGTAGACCAATGTCTAATCTCTTTAGTCTTAGCTGAACGTATTAATAATTCTGAATCGGCTGGATAGAATAAACCACCAGATGGTAATAATTCCATATTCAAAATCTTCCATGGAGACTCCTCTGCTGCAGATAACTGTTGTTCGCTAGCATGATACGCGCTTGATTTTCCTAGAGATGTTACTTTCTGTGGTGGTTCTTTCTTAACCTCTTCTTTTTCGATTGGATGATTTACTCCTCCTTCTCTATCTAACTCATCTAATAATTCTAGAGCGTCATCTTCATCTATTTTATTCTTTGCCATAATATAGTGTTTTTATTATTATATAAAAAAAGCAGTCACTGGTTTTAAAGGTGACTGCTTTACTTCATATTTGATAGTTTTTTATGATGATATAAATTCTGAGAAAGAGAGTGCTCTGTATTTAGATTCAAATATTCTCTCCATTGTATCAACATATATTTCTTTAGATTCTAGTGTGCTAGGATCAATGATATAAACTTTTATTGTCTTATCTCTTCTATTTATGTCTATTTTATTTAATTTACCAACAACTATTCTGCCATCAGTATCTTTTCCCATTTTAGAATTTACTAATACTCCTCTTACTCTGTCTCCAGGTTTGTAATAATGTTTAATGAGATTAATATTGGATTCGAATTCGCTCTTTCCAGGATCTCCTCCTTTTCTAGACATATCAGTTAACGGAAGCAGCTTTATAGAAACACCAGGAGTAAATTGACTTCTTCCCATTACAAAATTGAAATCTCCCTTTTGTCCATAAAAAGGAAGACCTCTCATATAGTCTCTATTTTGAAACGTGGTGAAAGTAGTAGATGCTTCGTTAATCTTTTTCATTTAAAATATTGCAGGAAAATTTCTTTTTCGATGTCCGTATATTTTATAAGATCCTCCTGCTGCTACAGTAACTCCGTCAACATCAGTAAACTCAAATTTCTTGAGCCATACTTCTAATTTAGGATTATTTTCTAAATATGTTACTGGATAAATTGGTGCATTCACATCGTCATTATCTAGACCCCATATTTTAATATACGCAGCAGTTATTGAGCTAAGATCTACAAATTCTATCATGTAAATTGGACCGAAAGCATTTCCTATCTTATCATTCTTAGTTGGACCTCCAACTTGAGCATATTTAAGTGTAGTCTTAGTTGGATCAGGCTCTCTTCTATCAGTGCTGATCCAAACAGGCGCATATGACATTTCTGGACTTGCTGATGCTGCATTAGCTAATTCTAATATTTCTGTTGAACTGTTCATATATTATTATTTATTTTTAAGATTCTGTTGCTTCTCCAAATATTATCAATCCTTTTATTTTAATTTTAAATAATTCGTTAGGATTAACAATCTTTATTCTATTTATCAAATCGATTGATGAATTTGATTTAGGATTTGTTGTATATATTAATAGATTATATAAAGGAAGCTTTTTCCATTCTAAAGATCCGGCATCTTCTATCCATAATTCTACTTTTTTATCTGATATATCAATTTCTTCACCGTTATCATCTTCATCTGGATATTCTACAGTTAATAAAATCCCTCTAGCATAAAGTTTACCAGTTTCTAATTGTATTCCAATATCTGGAGATCCTGTTGTTAAAATTTCATTATCAAATAGCAGTCTTTCTCCACCGTTCATAGAAAGATCCATAGATATGCAAGAATGACCATCTGATGGAAAAGCAAAATCTCCTAGACAGAACTGAGCTGTAGTATCCGCTCCGCTTACTATCTTAAAGCATTTGTTATCAAATAATTGCAATATATCTTGCAGATCTGCATACGATTTATCACATATTTTATCAACTGTTGGGATATTGCTCATTTTATTTTATATTTTTTTAAATTTTCCAGTGTTAGGATCTATGCTTTTACTTCTTTTTTTATAATGATCTAAAATTTCTGCAGTACTTACATTTTTAAATGATTTTTTAGTTTTCTTCCAGTACTCTTTTGCTTCATTTAATTCTATATTATTTATAGTAATCTCTTTAGAATTCCCTTCGTCCAACTCAATTTTTTTTTAGGAGGTATTACTTTTTCCTCTTCATCATCTGGTATCTTTGGATATAACTGTTTTGGTATGTCATTTACTTCGTTCTCTTCTTTAATTGAACCTGGATATAATTCATTTTGTACAGATTCAGGCATCTGTTCCGCAGCTGCTTCTTTATATATAATAGGTTCGACTTTCTCTTCATTTTCTAATTTTTCAATCATCTCATTATCTGCATGTTGAAAGTCCTTATTAATCTCATCAATATCATCATAACTTATTCCAAATATAGGTTCATCCTCATGTTCTATTTTAGATCTCTTCTGTTTTATTTCTTTAATATTCTCATCGGTATATACATCTTTCCAAGTATCTTCATTTTCTTTTTCAGCTTTGAGTTGATCGCTAAATTTAATGTAAAAATGAAGAGCTATAAGCGACATCATAGGAAGAGTTCCACCTTGAACTGCTGCTAAGAATCTTCTATGACTAGTTGGATCCCAATCTGTAAACACTGGATTTAGTAATTCAATCCAATCTTTAAATCCTTTACCTTCAATATTTATGTATTGATATTCAAAGAATATATTACCAGTCATTTGAATAAGAGTTACTATAAAAAATAAAAAATAAACAGAATTCTTATTCATATTTAGAGTTGTTGCTGAAACTGATGCCAATGCAAATATTTCTACTGCTATGGATAGATATATTGCCCAACTTATAGGGTTTCCTAGATCGTACCAACTAACAACGTGACTTATCGACATTATAACGACAAGCAATATTGGTAATAAAAAAGAATTACGTATTATAGAGTTCTTATTTTTCTCGAACCATTTAGTCATTTGCTTCTATCTTATTTTTATAAGACCAAATAAAATTACCAGCCTTTGTTATATGTCGAGCTGCATAACTTATACTTGTTCTAGGAATATTTAAAGTATTTGATGCACATCCTGCAGATTTCCACTCTTTAATAAAGTATTATCTTCATTAAATTGATAAACAATTTTTCTCATCTTTTTTAAAGCTTCTTCTGTATGTTTTTTACCGTACATTCCATTATTATTTCCTCTATACTTTAATTTTTCAGATTCATTTAAAGTTCTACCAAAATTAGGATTATCTTTTCCTCTTTTACCATACATCCCATTATTTTTTCCTTTTCTACTTTCACTTAATTTTAATCTAGTTTCAGGATCTTTTAATCTTTCTTTATGAAAAATACTCATTTTAATTTTAGTTAGATCTGATGCTTTTCTATTAATTGCTGATTTTCTCATATTTTCTCTAGCATTCGAACTTTTTCTTTTTCCTAAATTAGATTTACTTATTTTTTTCCTAATTTCGTCTGTCATCACATAACCATTTTGTCCTCCTTTAGTTATATTATAACCTATTTTTCTATTAGTTGAATTAAGTTTATCTATCCAAAAAATTTCTCTAGAATCAATATATGATTGATCTTTTATATTAATATATTCTAAAATTTCTTTTTTAAAATTATTTTTCCATATTTTTTAATAGCTCTTATTAATTTCTTACCCGAACCTAAATATTTTATATTATTTTTAGAATCTTGTCCAATATATATTTTTTCATTTAACAGATTTATTGTTTTGTATATTACTGCCATTTTTATATTTTAATTCATTTATTGGAATTTTATTTTTATCAGAAAGTTCTTCTAATTCTAAAAATTTCCATAATTTTTTTTCAAAAATTGAATCTATTTCAGTTTTATTTGCTAAATTATCAACTACTTTTATTAAAGAATCTATCACTTGTTTTTGCTCAGCATCATGTTTGGCTAACTTATTATTAGTACAACCCTGTCCTAAATATAATACAAAAAATAGAACTGCAAGTATTTGCCACGCCCAATCTTTTATAAACTGTTTCATAATATTTTTTATTTTATTTATTTGAAAATTAAATCAATTTGATCACTAAACCGATTAGTGTGGTGATTATTAAAAACAGACTGATAAAATAAGAAATCGAATATCTTAACTTAAATTTGCTGTATTTTTTAAAATCGAAAGATATGTTTATTAAATATCCGTAGTAATCCTCACTTTTAATTCGTTCATGATTAGCTTTAACTGAATCTAATATTCCTTCTTTTTGTAAAAAGACTGAGTATTTTTTCATTCTATCAGCCACCATTCTTAATTCAGCAGATTCTATAGCATCTTCAGCGTATATTAATAGTTCAGGATTAAGATCTACTCCGATTAATAAATAATCATCTTCTTTAACTATTTTCATACGATCTAGTGAGCCATTTTGCTCAAGTTCAGCTATTATACTCTTATATTTCTTGTAATGTTCAAGTTCGATTAAGCACTCTTTAAGTGACTTAAATATGAGTATAGGATGTATGTATTCTTTTATTTTCATATGTCAAATATTGTGTTTAAATTTTCTTTAAAAATTGGATTTTTTTCTAAGACACGAGTTCTGATATCAGTTCGTATCTTTCGTAATTTTGTCTTTACCGTATTCTCATTTATATCATATCTAATAGCTATACTCTTTATCTTTTCGTTATTTATCATTTTTGCTATAGCTATGTTCTTAAGCAAACTGTCTTCTATCTTATAGATTTCTGATACAGTTTCATCGTACATACTATTTAGACTCAATTCAACATCAGTGTTATCTTCGTATCTCTCATTCTTATCATATTCACAATCACAAAAATACTCTTTACGTAAACCCTTCTTATGTAAATAAAATAGGGTTTCGTTTTTAGCAATTGTATAGATCCATGTACTGAATCTTCCTTTTTCACAATTGAAATTATTGATATTTTTAAAGATTTTTTTTAGAGTCCACTGAAGAGCTTCTTCAGTATCTTCTGTGTTGTTGCAGAATTTCCAGATAAAGTATCTGAGCTTTGGATAAATAAGTGTAGCAAGTTCGTTTTTTTCTGATTCTTTTATAGAATCGTTTGAGAATTTTGATGCAAGTTCATGAATTCTGTCATTTATAATGACATTAGTTTCTTCATATCCCATTAATTAGGTGGTTATTTTTCTTGAAGTATGCTTATAATATCAACACAATCTTTGCATTGTTCATACATTTCAAGTTCTGCGAAAAAATCTATACATCTATTTAAAGCGTTTACGAATTTATCTCGTGTGAGATTAATGGAGTAATTTTTAGATTTTATACTTATATTTACCACATTTATTTCGTTTATTTCTCTATTTTTACAATTTTCCTTAATAGAAGATATGACACTTTTAAAGATTTCTTTTTTGTAATCTTTAAAAACGTCATTAATATCTATGTCGGTATCGAACTTTAGAGTAGTCATAACATTAAAATTTAGTGTATAAACTGATCATTATACTTTAATTATACTAAACTTTACTTATTTTTAAAAAATTTATTTTGAATTTTTTCTAATTGATCCAATGTTTCTAGATTAAATACATTGTTTGATTTTGGAGTTTTGTTGTTGGTATCTCTATTTAAATCTGCGTTCATATTTTTTATTGCATCATAATCATATATTGCACGCTTGTTTCCATTAACCAGATCAAAGATTTTTTCATTTAAATCTCTGACATAGCTTTCTCCCATTTTTTCAAAAGTATCTATGGCAATATCCCAAAATTGAGTAGAATCAAAAACTGATGACACGTTAACAGAACTCATAGCCATATCATCATGTCCATTCTGACCTCTATAAAGTCCTCCTTTTGATTTACCGAATTGTTGAAGTTCCGTTACTGTCACCTCATCATTTGGAATAATTCTATTAATTGTAACTAAATATTTGAATTTTTCACAATATTTAATCTTATTTGTAGGACCTAACTTTATTCCTGGCTTCATTTGAATTGCTGCTGCAGTGTGTTTAGTATGAACGATTTGTCCTATCCAATATCCATTATTTTCTTTAAACTGATTTAATATTATTTCTCCTTTATGATTCATTTCAATTACTATTCTAGTATTGTCAGCTTTGAATATATTATAAATGATATGTTCACATGCTATTGCAAACTCATTTATGTCTATCTCATTAGATCTTAAATATCCTACTTGAACAAGAGAAATAGTATCTATTTCATTTCTTATTATTTCTTTTTTCTTGAGAAGTTCACCGATAGGCAGCGCAACTGTCTTATATATGTTTAATACACAATAGTCTCCATCTTTACCTATGCCGTCAGAGGTATCGACGCTAAATACATAATATTCAGAACTGTTTTTCCACTCTTCTACTGTTCTATTTGCATATTTTTTATGAAAGTAGATATATTCATTAAAGTGTGCAAGATCTTCATTTAAAATTAAATTTGTTTGAACGTATTTACTTCTAATATTTTCAAGCTTTTTAAGGTCTCTTGAATTTAGTAATAATTTATCAGATGAGAAAAACTGTAATCCATATTCTTGATTAAAATCTTCAACAGATCCCATATCAGCGATTTGCTGTTGCTTCCATTCTTCACCTCTACCTGCAATTTGCCACCAATCAACTCTCATAGGAACGTAGCTTGATTTTCCATCAATCGCATCTTTCCATATTTCCCAGAATTTATTTCTTCCGTTAGGTGTAGACGTTATTATGATTTTACCGTTAGGGTCAGCTGTAACTGTAGGATAAATTGCTCTATAGAATTCGTTAAGTTTAGCTTCTTCAATATGGGCAAACTCATCAATATATAATAAGTTAACTGAGAGACCAATACCTGATTTTTTAGTAGTGGTTCTTCCTACTATTCTGCTTTTATTGTCAAATTCAACTCTACCTGCGTTTGTTGTAACAATTCCAGGTTTCATAAAGAACGGTAGACCTTCTAGAGTTATTTTAAATTTATCAAGAAGCTCTTTTGTTGTTGTAAAGTTATCGGCTACACATAGGACTGTTTTCTCTGATTGAAATAACATAAACCATAACATAAATATAGCTGAAGTAACAGTGTTATGACTTAATATACCGTTAGAATAATATCTATGATCTCCACTTGCAACTGTGACATCTCCCATGCATATTTTATGATCAGTTTTATGTAATTTTAAAATTTTTGATAATCCTTCATCTGTTTGAATATAGTCTCCTTCATTTAAATCTTTAATAAAAACTTGACTCATATTTTTATCAAAAATTATATGATTATCTGCGCATTCTAATGACTTACCATTTTCAGTTTTTAAAATGTACTTAGTATAAGGTTGTGTTAAATGAACATTAGTTATTGGATGAAATCCGCTATCTGTCTTTATTAAATATCTTTCTGTAAATTGAGTATCTATTATTTTAATGTCATCATTCTTTTCATCAAACATGACTCCTCTATATTCAATTATTTCTATTAATTGAATCATTTTAAGAGCCATATATTTGATTAATTTAAATATCATAAATGAAATCTAAACATTTTTGAATCTCTCCTTCTTTGTCTTTATAGTAATTTAATTCACTAACATGATGTATTTTATAACCATTTTCGATAATTGATACATCTCTTTCTTTTTCTCTAGACACATTAGTTTTGTCACTTTGATATTTACCATGCCAATATGCTCCGTCAAATTCTATAATTTTATTAATATCTTTAATGAAAAAATCAGGTAAAATAACTTTATTTTTTAGAGACAATCTGAATTCATAATTTTTGCCAGAATTATCGATTATATTGTTTTCGTTTAATGTAGCAAAATATATTTCATTGAAATCACCTTTGATTCTATCATAAATTTTTAAAAATAAATCTTGTGAAATTTTAGAAAAGTTATTCTTCTTATAATTTTTTAACCATTTTTCTTGTCTCTTTTGCCATCTCTTTGTTCCTTTAATTTCTCCATATTTTTCTATACATTTTTCTAAAGAGAAAGTGGATTGTCTTTCTTTTAATAATCTTTTTGCTTCTTCTAAATCTCCATCTGTTTTTTCTAACCAATATTTAAGAGTAGTTGATTGTTGTTTATTCATTTTAGCAAATTTAGATATTTTATCTTTTGCATAATCTTCATTATATCCTCTCTTAATCCAAAATTCTATGCAATAAGGAGATCTTTCCTTTCTTTGAAGTTCTGTAGTATTATTTTTATGATTACGATTTTTATCTCCTTTTGTCATCTCAGAATATAACTTTCTATATTTTTCAGTCTTCATATGTTTTCCACTAGATTTAGCAAATTGTTTTTTGTCATTTTCACAATATAATGGAGCATTTGGAAATTCTTTTTTATAATCAGCTTCAGTTTTATCAGGATGTGATAATCTTATATGTTGTCCAAATATTCTTTCAACTTTATGATGACACAATTGACATATGATATAATCCATTCCTTCTACTTTTCCTTCGTATTTTTTATCATTATTATAAATATCTCTACACTCTTTAGAACAGAACTTAACATTGTTACCGTCTGTTGAAAATTCAGAACTACATTTTTGACATATTTTAATTTTTTCTTTTCTCATTTTATTTTCATTTATCAATCGCTTCTTGACAATAATAAGCTATTTTATATAATTTATATTTAATCTTTTCAAAAATAGTTAATTTTCTAGATTCTTTTATCAACATAAAATATAATTCATACAGAGGTAAGGTTACTTTGATGTTTAAAGTAGTGTCATATAATTCAACTAACGTATTGAGAGTTAAACACTTACCCGTCTGACGTGATGCCATGAGTATATTTAAGTTGTTATCTTTAAAATTAGCAAGTATTTGATTCTGAAAATCTCTTAATCCTCCTAATTCTCTAATTAGCTTGTCTCCTTGAAAAGTTCGTATAACGCAATAGTTCAACACAAAATACATTAGACTCTTTTTGCATTTAGCTAATTCGTCCATTTCTTCAGGAGTGTATTCAAAAGGAAGATCTTCTCTCTTTAGATTTATGTCATTGTCTTTGAACGGGGATCTTGATAATTTTCTAATGTCCTGTCTACCGGTATTAATGTCATTAACTAGCACGTTGATCTTCTCAGTAGTCCATATATAACTATTGTCCTTTGAATCTCCTCCCAATGCTGACACCTTAATGGACGAGAATCCTCCTCGCGTTGACATTATATCCTGCATAGTATTTAAATGATTTCTGTCAAGTCAATAAAATCATCGCTTTTATCAACTTCTTCGATCTTAATATTTTTTTCTCTCATAAGATCGCTTTTATTAGTTGGGTCTACAAGATTTTTAATAGAAGAATCGTCGTCTTCTATTGCTACATCAGGAAGATTTTCTATAACATTTTTAGTTCCAACAGAAATAAAAAATTGTCCTTCTGAGTTTTTAGATTCAATTTTAACGCTATTAGGATTAACTGGAACATCTTCATTTAATTTTTTATATGTCTCTTCTAAGAATAGAACATAATTAGCCTGCATTTTGGTGATGCTGGCCATCTTATCTTGTAGCTGTCCCATTACTTCTATTAGCCTAGGATGAGTGTTGCCTGATGCAATCTCTTCCATCACCTTTGTTATAGTAATTTTTAGAGTTTTTAATTGAAAAAATAAGTTAGATATATTTATAGTATCTAACTCCTTTTTATGTCTAGCATAATCGTTATTTTCGAATATTCCAACATCTACAAAGTTTTTAAACAGAGAATCAGTTATATCTTTAGCTTTTTTAGTAAAGTTTACACTCATTTCTTCAAAATCATACGGACATACTCGTTCTAATTCTTTTGACAGTTCGTTATCTAATAGCATAGAAGCATTATCCTCTTCTCCTATGTTTTGAAGCAAGGATTCTATTTCACTCTTTAATCCTTCTCTTGTCTTTTTATCTAATTTTGCGTCGCTCATTAATTTAATTTATTTTCGTATTTATCTACAGCAGGATTGGCAAATACTTTAATCTGTTTAACTGATTCTATTAAATTATACATAATATCATTAATACTAGTTATGAATGTATTTAAATCAGTGTTAACATTAAACATTTGTCCAGAAAGAGTGTTTTTCATGATATTATCTTTATAATCATATCCTAAATTTAATCTCTTTTCTCTTCTTTCGTAAATTGGTCTATATACGCTATCTTTTACCATTGTTTTTTAATTATTTTGGTCGTTTAACGATGTCAGTTATTGATATATTTACTGCTCCTAATTCTTCTTCAGATATTCCTAAAACATATTCATTTCCGTTTCTATCACTCCAACCTCCTCTTATAACTGGAAGTTGATTTCCTGAAATTATAATATCGTTGTATTCATCAAGTCCAACTAGAGCAGCATCTGGATTAGATTTTTTAGAAGTCTCATTATTTTCTCCTAATATTTTAATAGAAACAGAATCCACTCCGTTTACTTCCTCTATTAATTTTATTAAATCACTTTTAGGAATTCTATTTCTACGCGTATTTACTATAAAATATTTTCCAATAGAATCATAAATATCATTTTTAATTATTTCAGGAGGAACATCATCGAATGTGATTATACTTAAATTTATAACGTAATTAGTTATTACAGGATCTATTAATTTGATATCAGTAGATATGAGTTTGCTTCCGGCTTTTTCTATGTATTTTAATAGTTCTGACTTTTGATAATCATTCATTTTAAATTTGTTTAAATCTGCTCCAAAATAATTTTGAGCAACGCTAAACGTCTTTCTAATGTCAGGAACCAAAAATATATTTAATATTCGGTTATCTTCATCATCTAAATATACGTTAATTAATGAAAACATGTTTAATTTTCTTAAAACAATTTCATAATGATCAGGATTAACAAGTGCGAATGATTTTGATGTCTTTGGAGCAATTAATCTCGTTAATTCTGCACTCTCAGGATTTACTCCAAAGAATGGCGCAGTTGTTGTAGTTATAGTAATAAAATCATTCAGTTCTACTTCTTCTCCTAAAACAGTAAATCCTGTGTCCACAAACGTAAACTTAACTTGATCAGTATCTTCAGTTCTAATGTTTCCTCTCGGTCCTTCATTAATTAAATATTCAACTATAATTTCAGTTCCAGGTGCAAGTATTTTTCCATAAGTATCATTTCCAAAAAAGATATCTAGACCTGAAGTTATTCCTGTTTTTGCAATATATCCGTCAGCACCGTTAGGAATATCTAAAATAGAATCATATTTTCTCCACTTTTCTCCATTAACATATACATTTAAGAAATACTGATCTATGAAGAAATTCTGAGAACTTCCTATAGAAAAACTGTCAAGGGCTACTCCTTTTGCGATAACCGTCTGAGTTTCTACAATTCCTTGTCTAATTCCTAACTCAAGTCCATTATCATTTCCATTTAATGAAAATTTAATCTGATCTTGTGATAAATCTAATACATACGTTAAACCGTTATTTAAATTAGTAAGTCTTGTTAAATTTGGAATTATTACAACATCTGCAGGAAACTCTTCACCTTCTTCATTCACCGAGAGCGAAATCTTTCCCACGGCAGACATTGCTCGGCTCGGGTTATGTCCAGCTAAAGTTGCCAGCGAATAAATTGAAGTTAGTCGAGTAGCCTCATTTATATTTAGCTCAGTAACAGCATCTTCTATGTAATAAAATATTAATTGTGATAGATTTTCTACTACTATTAATAATTGACCAAAAGGTGATGCCGCTGTAAATACTGATTTATTTTGGTTAAATCTATTAGTCAGATAATTTATAGAATCTAATATGATGTCTTCTATATTTACTTTAAGAGTCGTAAATATCTTATAACCTTTAAATGCTGTAGTTGATGCCATTTAATTTCTTTGCTATTTATTATTATTTATTACTGAAATATTGTGATTTAGATCAGCAAATATTTGTTTACTTTAGTCTTTCTTTAATAAATAAATTAAAGATTATTCATTTTATGTATAAAAACTTAGATAAATCAAATTTTTACAACTCATCGAAGCTAGCATTTATATTTGAATTCAGATCTCCAATTAGACGAAGAGACATGGCGTCTAAACTGTCTAAGAATTTAGGAAAAAACATTAAATGGTTCAAAGGAGTGGATGAAAGCTTTAAACCAAATGATCAGATTTTTAAATTGTCTAACAAATATTGTGAAGATTCAAAATTCTTCGTATTTGAGACAGGATTCATGAATTATCAAGATGCTATTCACACTATGATGAAATCAATGAACATTATAGAGCATTTCGGATATACTGATAATAGATGTGAAGCGAAAATTAAGGTTTCAGTCAATGAACGTGGGTTCAATAAATTAAACAAATTTAAATATGTCATTGGATTAAATGAATCTGATATATTAGAAAAATGGAACACCGATGATACTGAGAGACACAAAGTAAATCTTTCTGAAAATTTTAGTATCAAATCAAAAGATCCTTATAATACTATAATATCCACTTCATCTATAGAAAGAATGGATAGCAATTCATTTAATTTTCCAACCTCTGAATATTATGGTTTAGATTTTAAAGGATTAAACGAAGGATATCTAACTGTAAATTACATAGGAGGAAAAGGATATCAAAAGAGAAAGAAAGAAATAGTAGATACGATTAATTCTATAATTGATAGAATAGATGAAACTCTTAAAGAGAACTGGACTTATAATATAGACGAAAAGAGAAAGATAGAAAAACTTGTAGAAAACTATAGAAAAGCAGTAGACGGAACAAAAACGTTTACTAAATTCAAATCAAATTATCCAAACATTCAATTATATTTCGATCTTAAAGATTCTGAATATTTAATAGAGTCTAATTATAACACCTTTAGAGAAAAAATATTCGAATTAGTAGCATTCAGCGGAGTAAATGAAGCAGAAATAAACTGGGATAATGAAAGAAAAGTGATACAAATAAAAGATGCTAAGATCAAAAAGAATATAGTGTTGGAAGGCATTGAATTTTACAATTGCACAATAGAAGCAGATTTAAAAAAGTGCTTGTTTAATGACTGTATCATTAAAAATTCAAAATTAGAAGAATGTGATATCATGTCATATAATAACATTAAAAATTCTAAAATATTAGAATCAAAATATCACGGCAGAGAAAATGTAATACGAGATAGTTATTTAGATAATAATCCAAAGGACATGATACATGCTGATCTTAAAAAATGTTTAGTGAATAGAGGTAAACTTGGACTAGATGCTACAGTCGATAACGATACTGTAATTTTAAATAAATAAAAAAAAGATAATTTTTAAATGTCAACAATCATAGACAGACTTGAAGATATAAAGAAGTTGAGTAACTCCAGTTTAACGTCAATTATAGATGTTACTAATTTAAATTTTAAAAATTTAGCAGAAGCTGGCTTATCATTTCTTAATACAATAGAGTATGACGAATCTACTAATTCGTTTACAGTAAATAAAGGAACATTCACGTATGTTGACATCAATGATACTCTATCTATGAAAGTAGATGGAGTGACTACTTTTAAAATAGATTCTTTAGGTAGAGCAGAAGGACAAGAGCTGAGAGTAGTTATATCTGAGTCTAAGAGACACCGTCTAACTAATTTTAATGATTGGCCAGATGTTGGAGTTCCAGGAGAAATAATATACACTGGTATACAGAACAATAAACCAGAATTCGGAGAAGATATAATAGGATATTTAGCAGGAAGAGGATGGGTTAGTTTAACTAATCTAACTGCTCCAGTTAATGATATAAAACTTCTATATGAAGTAGGATCTCCAATAGTTTTACCAACTCCCGATCAAGGAACAAGTCAATTATGGGTTGGCCCTCCAGGATTACAAAATGCATACGAACCTGTAGGAACTACAATATATCTAACAGACGATGATAACAACACATTTGATATCCTAACAAATCACGTATGGAGAAAGGATGGAGATAATGCCTACTTTAAATTATCAGGAAAAGCTGTAATAGGAACTTTAACTTCTCCAGGTGGATTCCAATTCATCGATGGAAACCAATCATCTGGATATGTTTTACAATCTGATGGGCAAGGTAATGCAACCTGGGTTTCAGCTTCGGCTCTATTAGGAATTCCTAATTATGCGTATTGGGAAATTAGATCATTTACCGCTGATGTCACCGAGACAATATATCACGACTTACATACAACAAATATAGTAATAGATTTCATAGACATCGCAACTAATGAAAGAGTAGAAGGACACGCTGATAATTATACAAATAATACTGTAGATATTACTTTAACTGAAACTAAACCAACTGTTAAAGTTATCATATTAGCAGCTGGAGGAATTGATGCTGGCGATATAGTTCAAAGACTTAATACTGATGATAAAAATTTAGTAGCGTTAGATACTATTACAATAGGATCTCCTGGTACTCCTGCATTAGCAACAAATGACACAATATCACATACTCCTATTAATGGAAGTTATGTAGAAGTTAAAGTAAATGGGGTAGAATATGAGGTTGGTGATGGAGTAACAGATAAGTCATTCTATTTTTCAGGAGACGGTGGATTAACTGCTAGAAGTTTTTCATCTCTTGGACCAAACGGTAGAATTCAAGCAGGTGATCAATTATTCTGGAATGGAAATTATATTGATTTAGAATTAAAAGCAGGTTGGAGGATTTCATTATTATATATATTCTAAAATTTAATTAAGTAATAAATGAGCAAAATAAATAAACAACAAGTATCGGGATTATTAGAGTCTTTAAATTCACTTGAAACTAATAAACAGTCAGTTACTGATTTATCATTAGAAACTATTGATAAAACTATACCAGGAGCTATTAATGAACTTTTTAATAGCATGATAAGTAATGTGATAATTATTCCTGTAACATATGCCGAATTACTTTCTAATATTAATACAAATGAATTAATACCAGGGGCAACATATCTTATAACTGATTATAAAACTACGTATATTCAACCAATATCTAATGAATCATTAGAGGGTGAAGTTGAACCTATTATAGTACAAGCCATATCAGATAATGAGTTGGCTCCGGTTGCAAAGAGCACAATATATACAGATGACATAATCTATTATGATCCTACTTCTACTGATGAAGGAAGTACATATGGAAGAATTACTAGAAGGATTGATACTGCAAAAAATATTAATGTTGGTACAGATTGGAGAGCAATAAAGTATCGTAGATGGGCATTAGATTTTGGCGAAGTACCTAGTTGGCGATCTAATGTGGAATATGTTACCGGAGATTTAGTGGAATATGATGGTGGTGATACTAGGGCAATAGCAATTTGTCTTACTCCTAATATTAATATAGATCCAAATTATAATGATGATACAACAGGAAGTTGGTTTCAAATATATGAAAGTAATTATTGGGGTCCAACTAATAGATATTGTTCATATACTCCTATATCTATGGACATATATATTAATAGCGTATTATATCATGTGCCAGTGTCAACCGATTATATTGATGCATATTTATTTTTCGATACGAACAGTTTATTTGATGTTTACATTGCGGGTGATACGATGTATAATTCTGTAATAGCAGATGCATGTTACAATATAACAATAAAAAGAGGATTTTTAAATAATACGATTGGTAGAGATTTCAGAAATAACGATATTGGTTGTAATTTTAGTTATAATTTAATATATGATAGTTTTGAAAATAATAAAATTGATGATAATTTTATGAATAATTACATAAATGATTATTTTAGAACCAATAATATTGGCCATTCATTTCTTTATAATGGAATAAGTACCAACTTTCTACAGAATGATGTTGGTACAGGTATTAATAATTGTATATTAGGTTACGATTTTACAAATAATCATCTTGAAAATAATATAAGCTATTTAATTATTGGATCATCATATGATAATTATCACATAGGTTCAAATATATCTTTTTTAAATTACTATTTACCTATTATTGCTAATTATACTAAATACGTTTATTCAACTTCTAGTAATAGTAATGTTTTATTAAGCTATGTGGATGAATATGGAGATAATATTATTTTAGATGTAACATACGCAATACCAGTTATTGATCAGGCAACTGTTGATAATATCAATATTACAGCAGTGTCAGGACAATTTACATATATCTATTTAGGACCAGTCACAGAAGTAGGTATATCTTGGTCAGATAATGGAGGAACTACTTGGACTGATGTTCCACAAACAATAGGAAGTCCAGTTTCATTTGAAGTTACAGGATTAACAGCTAATACAAACTATCAATATAAAGCATACGTTAAAGTTGGAGTAAATAGATATGAATTATACATAGATAATTATGATACTTTAAATGTTCCTTATTTTACAGACGAGGGAGCAACTGATATTACAGGTACAACTGTAACAATCGGCGGTTCTATTACTTATAATGGAAGTGGAGTTACAGAAGCAGGTATAGGTTATTGTTTAACTGAAGATGGAACATACATAAATGTTCCAAAAATACCGATTCCAACTTTAAACGGAGATGGATTTACTGTTGACCTTACAGGATTAACACCTAATACACAATATTTCTTTAAAACGTATGTAATAATTGACGGAATAACATATCAAGAAGTTGGTTATGGTGATTTTACAACGACTGAATTGATATTAGCTGCTCCTATTTTAGGAGAAGTTGTTGGATATTCTGATGGTAACATGCATTGTCAAATAAATGGTTCATACACTAATCCAGATAATGAAGGAGTAGTGGAAGCTGGGATAGTTATTAATAATAATGGAAGCAGTATAGGTTTACCATTTAATGAAGCTGATCCACAAAATGAATTCTTCCCAGCTACAAGTCCAACTCCTGGCGTAGATTTTGAAGTTGACATATATGGAATTCATTTTGATTTTAATGACGCTGGAGGTGCTTATTACTTTTTTAGAACATATATTAAAATGACCAATGGAGATTATAGAGTATCTGAAGAAGGAGTAACTGAGACTCAATAAAATAATTAACATTAAAATAATATGAACATAATTGTAACTGGAGGAGCAGGATTTATAGGTAGTAATCTAATTGATCGCTTAATAAATGATCATACTATAATATGCATTGATAATTTTGATGATTATTATGATGTGAGCATAAAGAGAAATAATGTTGCAAAAT